AATGCTGTTGTCTGCAGAGTAAATAATTTTCCCAACAACAGTGTTGAAAAATGCCAAGACATGCCACCAGAAAATGCATATTGGGCCGTGTTAGTAAAAAAGAATCAGGCCTTGCCATTTCCAAGAAATGAATGGGGCTGGGCACAAAAGGGAATTAATGAAACTTTTGTCGAACCAGGAGACCACCTTGGCCTAGTATTTTCTACTAAAGGAGAAGTAAGATGGCCGTAGAATTATTAGAAGAAGTAGAATTATTAGAAGAAAAGGTTAAGAATAAATCTTTTCCAATATTAGTTATTGCTCAGCTTTTTATAACAGTTGTTGCTTTATCTGTAGTTAATGAAATTGCAGTAGATGTTTGGCGTTCTTTAAGGGGTCATTAATGGTAATACTAAGTAAAATTTATACTAAAACTGGTGACGATGGGCAAACCTCTAACGCTAATAACGAAAGGGTGTCTAAGACTAGCCCCGTAATGGAAGCAATAGGTGCTGTAGATGAGGCTAACTCTGCTATTGGAATGGCAACAGATGAATATAATGATGTTATTGAAAGAGTTCAGAGCGACTTATTTGATCTTGGTGCAGAGCTTGCGGGGGCCCCAACAATAACAATATCTGAAAACAGAGTGACATATTTAGAAAATGTAATTGATGACTACAATGAATATCTAGAGCCTCTAAGATCTTTTGTTTTACCAACAGGTCCACTGCACAATGCAAGGACTGTTGTAAGAAGGGCAGAGCGTGAGGTTTGGAAGATAGAAAATGTAAATCCAAACATTGCTAAGTATTTAAATCGTCTATCAGACTTATTGTTTGTTATGGCTAGATATCACAATAAAGGAAAAGAAAAAATGTGGGTGCCAAACAATGAGTAGAGAAATAGTAAAGAACCTTAAATTTAAAAAACATACTGGAAAATTCTTTGACCCAGAACTTTTTGCAAATCTTCTCGATGAGTCTTATAGAAATACAAAACGTCCAAGCGGAGAAATGACAAAGAAATCTTTTAGCCCAAGCTCACTTGGGTATGGTCATGGCACTTGTCCAAGATATTGGTACATGGCATTTTCTGGCGCTATGTTTATAGACGACAACGACGCTGTTGCTGTTGCTAATATGGCCCAAGGAACTCAAGCACACGAGAGACTTCAAAAACTTATTTCTACTATGCCAGAGTGGAAAGCAGAAGAAGAAGAAATTGTTAATGATTATCCACCAATTAGAGGGTTTATAGATCTTATTATGGAATACGATGGCGAAACAGTAGTTGGTGAAATAAAAACAGCAAAGCAAGAAGTTTGGGACATAAGGCAGTCAGAAATGAAACCTACAGCAAACCATTTGTTGCAATTATTAACTTATATGAAATTAAAAAAAGCAAAAGAAGGATTTTTTCTTTATGAAAACAAAAACACACAGGAGCTAATAGTCATTCCAGTTTCCATGAATGAAAAAAATACAGCTATTATTGAAGAAACTTTTACTTGGATGTGTGAGGTTTGGGATAACTTTAAAGATGGAGATCTCCCAATGAAGCCCTCTGGCGCTACAAAATCTAAAATGCCTTGCACCTATTGCCCAGTTAAAAAAGAATGTTACGCAGGACTTACTGGAACAGTTCAAATAGAATCTTATAAGGTACCATCTATATGATTTGTTTTAATAAAGAATGTGGTAAAGATTTTGAACCCAAAACACATAATCAAAAATATTGTAATGAGCAGTGTTGTCGTATTTCTACAAATAGAAAAATAATGGAAAAATATTATGAAAAAAAAGCAATTAAAAATGGAGCAACAAGAATTTGCAAATCTTGTAAAACTAAACTAAGTAGGTACAACCAGCAATCTGTGTGTTCTTCTTGCGAAAAAAACATTAATCAACAAGCTAAAGCAGCAATATGGAGCATTCTAAATGAACTTAGCTAGTTTAGTCAAAACTAAAGCAAACAGAGTTTTAGGAATAGATGCTTCCACTAACTCAGTAGCATTTTGTTTAATGGAAAATGACGTCCCATTAAAATGGGGCAAAATAGAATTATCTGGATCAGACATATACGAAAAAATATATGATGCAAAAGTTAAAATGAAAGCAATGCTTAATGAATTAAAGTCTGATTATATAGTTGTAGAAGGCGCTATACTTGTCAGATCACCAGATGCTGTGATAAAATTATCTTATGTCTATGGTGTTGTTATTGCTGAGCTTATGTCTACTGGCGCTAAGGTTATTACTATTGGCCCATCCTCGTGGCAGGCGTACATTGGCAACAAAAATCCAACAAAGGATGAAAAATCTGCAATAAGATTAAAAAATCCAGGGTATGCAGATTCTTGGTACAAAAATCAATTAAGGAATATGCGTAAGCAAAGAACGGTAGATTATTTTAATAGTAAGTATAATTTATCTTTAACCGATTTTGATGTCGCAGATAGTTTTGGAATTGCTCATTATTCAAATCAAGTTTTAACCAAAAGATGAAATTATACCAAAGCCATCCTTGGCTATATAGAAGATATATTGTACAAAAAAAGACAGTTACAGAAATTGCTATTGAGTGTGCGGTTTCTCCAATGACAATACAAAGATATCTAGAACAGTTTGGACTAATTAAAAGGAGATAATATGAGTATAGAAAAAAAGATCTGGCAGACTTACGAAACAAGTTTTGATGAATTGCCAATTTACGCTAAAGAAAGCGTAGGGACATGGACTCATCAAAATCCAGGATGGGCTTATGGCTACATGAGTGGACAAGACAGGGAAAACTTCTTTAAGGAACACTTCGACTCAAAAACATATGAGACCTATTTAAACCTGCCTTTAGGAGTAATGAAAGCTGGCTTATGGAGATTTGCTATTCTTTATATTCACGGTGGGATATATACAGATATGGACACACACTGCAAGACTCCAGTAGATACTTGGTTAAGCCCTGAATACGATATGATTTTAGATATCGAAAGAGATACCCCATGGCTAGCAACTCAAACAATTGCCGCTAAAGCTGGGCATCCGCTACTAAAAGCAGCCATAGACCTTTGTGTTGAAAGATGTTCTGAAGGAATTATTCAACATAATCATATGGTTCATTACTATACTGATGTTCAAATGTTTACAGATGCACTATATAAAAAATTAGGCGTTGAGCCTTATCAAAAACATATCAATGAGTGGGCCCCAGAACTTATGGAAATGGATTTTCTAAAAGAAAATAAAGTAAAAATTCTTTGTGGAGAAGAAGCCAGAAGACTATTAGATAAAGATGTAGTCCATCTTTATTGGGGAGATGACAGAGAAGCAGGATGGATTGCTTGGAAAAAAGATCCTCTTGTAAATGAATCTTATCCTAATGGATTTAATCCTCATGAATGGGAAAAAGAATGAGTGTTATAGGAGTATTGCCAGCATCTGGAAAAGCTTCTAGAATTGGTGGCATCCCTAAATTTTGTTTACCTATATCAGATGAAAGATCTCTTTTACAATGGCACGTAGAGCAAATGCTTGAAGTGTGTGATGAGGTTAGGGTATCTACAAGAGCTGAGTGGGTTCCAATTATTCAAAATATGGACATGAATATTAAACTAATTGTTCGTGAGCCTTCAACAATGTCAGATGCAGTAAAGTTTATGGTGGGCGAGTATAACGATACAGTGCTTATTGGAATGCCAGATACATATATATTAAACGCACCTGTAAATATATACAAACCTTTATTTAAAGATAATAACGCAGACCTTGTTCTGGGAATTTGGGAATGCGGAGAAGTATTAAAAGGACGTGTCGGTCAAGTTTTAGTATCCCAAGATAAAGTAATTGGTTCAGAAGACAAGGTAGATAATTGTGATTACCCAGATATGTGGGGCACTATGCTATTTCGAAAGAATATGATAAGATACATAGATACAACATTAGATCATCCAGGAAAACAATTAAAGGAATGGATATCTCAAGGATTTAATATTAGGGCGGAAAGACCAGGTGGACAGTATATGGATATTGGAACATTAAGAGGACTTAAACAATTATACAAGGAGATGGAATGACATTAAAACCAGTATTTGCAGATGTTAAAAATTTTCATTACGATGATTTATATCTACATGCCGTATCAGCGCCAGCTGGACATAAAATTTTAAATGCATGCTTAGAGGCTGCTCAAATGCTTATTGAAAAAAACATATCTTATGGCAACTCAGCTTTAGATCCAATTAGAATATTTTCAACGGCTGACTCTACAGAGCAATTAAAGGTAAGAATTGACGATAAGCTAAATAGGGTAAAAAATAACCAGGGTTTTGCAGGAGATAATGACATAGACGACCTAATTGGATACCTATTATTATATAAAATAGCAAAATCTAATTGACTTTTCAGTCAACTAGAATTATAATAACTATATATGGAAATTGAATTATCTGATCATTTTGATCGAATGAATAAGGTTGTTGCCGAACTATTAAAAGGTAACAATCCTACACAAATAGCTACCCTAACTGGATTCAAAAGGTCTGATGTAGTAGAGCTTATAGATGAATGGAAAGCTGTTGTCTATAACGATACAAGTTCAAAAGAACGTGCCAAGGAAGCAATCTCTGGGGCTGACCAACACTACTCTATGCTTATTAAAGAAGCATGGAAAACAGTAGAGGATGCAGATCAGGCAGGACAATTAAATGTTAAGGCTAACGCACTCAAGTTAATTTCAGACATTGAGACTAAAAGAATTACAATGTTAAAAGAGGTAGGCTTACTAGATAATGCTGAGATGGCATCTCAAATTGCAGAGACAGAACATAAGCAAGACATTTTAATTAAAATATTAAAAGAGGTAACAGCCAGTTGTCCAAAATGCAAAATGGATGTTGCACGTAGACTATCTCAAATTACTGGGATTGTTGAACCAATAGAAATTATTGAGGAAGTAAGTGGATCTTAATTTTAATGACCTTATTGACATACTCGATGGAGAAGAGTTTGAAGAAAGACCAGTAGATCTAAGAGCATTTGTAACCAACCCAGAGTATCTTGGACTTCCACCACTTTCCGAATATCAATATACCTTAATTGAAAAAAGTTCTCAGATATATAAAGAGGCAACCCTAATGAAACTTTTTGGAGAAGAAGAGGGTTCTAGAATATTTAAGCAAACGGCTAACGAAGTAATTGCTCAACTTGGTAAGGGTTCTGGTAAAGACTACTGCTCAACAATTGCAACAGCCTATATAGTTTATTTATTATTATGCTTAAAAGACCCAGCGGCATATTACGGAAAGCCACCAGGAGATGCAATTGATATTTTGAATATTGCTATTAACGCACAGCAAGCAAACAATGTTTTTTTTAAAGGGTTTAAAACACGAATTGAAAAGTCTCCGTGGTTTACTGGAAAGTACACAGATAAAGCTTCTGAAATGAAGTTTGATAAATCTATTACAGTTCATTCTGGTCACTCTGAGCGTGAGGCTTGGGAAGGTTATAACGTTATTGTTGTTATCCTTGATGAGATTTCAGGATTTGCTACAGAAAATACAACTGGACACGATCAAGCAAAAACTGCAGATGCAATATATGATATGTACAGGGCTTCAGTAGATTCACGTTTCCCAGACTTTGGTAAAGTAATATTGCTTTCTTTTCCAAGATTTAAAAATGATCCAATACAAAAATTCTATGAATCTGTCATTGCAGAAAAAGAAATTGTAATAAGAAGTCATAATTTTAAAATGGACCTAGACCTGCCAGACGGAACCGAAGGAAATGAATTTGTAATTGAATGGGAAGAAGACCATATAGTTTCTTATTCTATTCCAAAGGTGTATGCATTGAAACGTCCAACTTGGGAAATTAATCCAACTAGAAGCATTGATGATTTTAAAGTAGCATTTTATAAAAACTCTATGGATGCACTAGGAAGATTTGCCTGCATGCCGTCAGACGCAGTAGATGCATTTTTTAAATCAAGAGAAAAAATAGAAACTGCATTTAACAATACAGCAATTGCCCTAGATCAATTTGGAAGATTTGAAAATTGGTTTGCACCAGATCCAGATAAAGAATATTTTATACACGTAGACCTTGCACAAAAGCATGACCACTGTGCAGTTTCTTTAGCGCATGTTCAAAAATGGGTAAATGTAAAAGTTACAGACACGTACTCACAACCAGCGCCAATAGTAGAAGTAGATGCTGTCAGGTTTTGGACTCCCACGCCAGACAAATCTGTGGACTTTGCAGAAGTAAGAGACTACATATTGTCTTTACAAACAAAAGGTTTTAAAATAAGACTTTGTACTTTTGATAGATGGAACTCTCACGATATGATGCAACAATTAAAGCAATATGGAATTAATACAGAAATTTTATCTGTTGCTAAAAAACATTATGATGACATGGCAATGATAGTTTTAGAAGAAAGACTTAAGGGTCCACACATACCCTTACTTATAGATGAACTATTACAATTAAAAATTATGAGGGACAAGGTAGATCACCCAAGAAAAGGATCAAAGGATTTGGCTGACGCCGTTTGCGGCTCAGTATTTAATGCAATAAGTAAAACTAAATTTGATTTAAATCAAGAAATTAAAATACATACATATGAATCTATGAGTTTTGATGACGACTTCTCAAAAGATAACCCAGATGTTACGGCTACCAACATGATACGGGCTCCCCGTATGCCAACTAGTTTGTCAGAGTCTTTAGAAAGGATGACAACATTATGAGTGAATATCAAGAAAAAGCAAAAGAATGCAAATGCTGTGGCAAACATGTGCCACTTCCAACAGTATTAAAAGAATACAATGGAATGGTTGTATGCCCAACTACATTTTCAAACATTGTTGAATATCAAAGAATATGGAATGCTATTGGATCTAGGCCACCTGGAAACATAAGAAAGCATTTTTCAGAGTATGTACAACAAATAGTAGAATTGCATTTTATAGAAAACAAAAAAGATGAAAAATAAAAGAGCATCTTACTGGCAAGAAAATGATAATGATGTTTTTAGTAAATTACAAAATAAAGAAACTGTAAATCTAATGTGGTCTTGTATTAATAACATAGAGCCAGAACAGCCAATGCTACTGCAAAATACATTGCGTTTAAACGAAGACAGAATGTATTTTGATTTAAGCGATAATATAGAAAAAAGAATAAATACAGATGGACACAGGGGCCCAGATTTTATTAAAAATGTAGATATTTTATTTGCTGGGTGTTCGCAAACCTATGGTTTAGGGGTTAAAGATGGGGCAATATGGGGGGAGATGGTAGCTAAAAATCTAGGCCTTAAATATAATAATGTGTCTTATCGTGGAGGATCCGTTATGCAAATAGTTTATAACATTTTTAACTATTTTGAAAAATATGGTAATCCAAAATATATCCTATGTGCATTACCATCGTTTGCCAGAACTCATGTATTTATAGATTCTGAAATATTAACCTCAGCACCTCATAACAAAGTATTAGAAAAAGCATATGGATCCGACAAAGGACCTTATAGAGCGCTATATCTTTCTAAAAATAGCAGGTACATAAAGCTTCCAGCCAAAGTAGAAGAAGTTTTTCCAAATGAACATAGAGTTTGGATTAACTTAATGTTTATTTCAATGTTAGAAACATATTGTCATTCAAATAATATAAAATTACTATGGACAACATGGCTAGACGTATATGAAGATAACAATCAACAAATGTATGATAAATTTAAAAATTTTTTTGAATTATCAGAAGACTGGGACCAGACAATACCGCCAGACGGCATTTCTCCAGAAAAAGAAAGCGTGTGCCATCAAAACTTTAAAGATAAATATGAAAATTTTTTTCATAGGGGAACAGATTGGGATATTAGGGATCTTGAAGTTTGGGAAGGGCATTGGGGCGCCCACACACATATACACATATATGAAAATTTTATAAGAGAAATGAAAAAACTTGGACTATAGATTTATTATTTATTTATACTATAAGGTTATTTATAAAATAAAAAAAATATTTATAAAACAGCCTAAGCAAAAAGATAGGTACATATATTGATAATTTTAGGAATTAATGAAACTTCCCATGACGCTTCTGTATCTTTAATTAAAGATGGAGACATATTATTTTCTGGGCATGCCGAAAGATATAGTAAGCAAAAAAATGATTGGTTTACAAATGATAGTTTAATTAAAGATGCATTAGAGTACGGGTATCCAGATAAAATAGCCTATTATGAAAACAGATGGCTAAAGAAGGCCCGTATAGCCATTCATGGCGGGTTTGGTGGTGACAAGCCATACTTTCTTCAAACACCCCTTAAAAAAATTCCTAGGGCTTCCTTTGGGCATCACAAATCCCATGCAGCAGCAGGATACTACACAAGTAATTATACAGATGCGGTTATTGTAGTTTTAGATGCAATTGGAGAATTTAATACTTCTACGGTATGGGTGGGAGAAGGATCTAACATTAAACAAGTTTACAAACAAAACTACCCTGTAAGCTTTGGACTTTTTTATTCCGCATTTACTCAGCTTATAGGGTTAATGCCAAATCAAGAAGAATACATTATGATGGGAATGGCTGGTTACGGAGACTGGACAAAATATTATAAACAGGTAGATAATTATTTCCCTAAATATGATAAACAAAAATATAATTTTCACAAAGGCATTACTGATTGGGGATGGGTTTCAGAGCAAGACAAGTTTGATATTGCCGCAGCAGTTCAGGTAGTTTATGAGCAAAGGCTTATAGACTTTATGAATATGGCTAAATCAATAACAAGAAAAACAAATTTAGTTTTTATGGGAGGATGTGCCCTTAACTGTTCTGCTAATACATTGCTATGGAAAATATTTGATAGCGTTTGGATTATGCCTAACCCAGGAGATGCTGGTAGCTCATTAGGCGCAGCAGCGTTATTGTATGGCAAGCATTTAAATTGGAGTGGCCCCTATCTTGGATATAATTTATCAGGTGAATATCCCGTTAATGAAATTGTTGATGAGATATTAACAAATAAAATAGTAGCGGTAGCAAACGGAAGAGCAGAATACGGACCTAGAGCGTTGGGCAATAGGAGCATACTGGCAGACCCCAGAGACCCAGACATTAAAGATAAAGTTAATTTAATTAAACAAAGAGAAAATTTTAGGCCGTTTGCCCCAGTAATTATGGAAGAATGTGCTAGTGAATGGTTTGAAATGAATTTTACTTCACCATACATGCAATATGCCGTAAAATGTAAAAAACCAGATTTAATACCCTCTGTTGTTCACGTAGATGGAACGTCTAGAGTGCAGACAGTAAACAGAGAACAGCATCGAGGCTTGTGGCGTGTTTTAAATAAATTTTATCAAGAAACAGGTGTGCCAGTTTTATTAAATACTAGCCTAAATATAAAGGGTCAGCCACTTATTAATGATAAAAATGATATCATTGACTGGCAGCAGCATTATAAGTATAATATACTAACTGGGCAACAGTAGCTTAGTTGGTTAAAGCCCCGAACTCATAATTCGGTAACCGTAGGTTCGAGTCCTACCTGTTGTACAAGGAGATATTTTGGAATACTCAGAAGAACAGTTTGACAGAGATTTAGAATATTACATTGAAATTGGTGCTATTGAAATATCTGGCGTTGATGAATACGGCGAAATAATTTTTAAAATTACAGATGAAGCGGAAGAACTAGCCCCAGAGCTATGGCAATCACATAAAGATTATATAGACGAGACGCTTCTTGATCTTTATGAAAAAGATTTGATTTCTGTAGAGTATGATGAAAATCTTCAAGCAACAATTACTTTAACGGAAGGGGCAAAAAAAATAGCAAGGCAGCACGGAATGATAGAGTTTGAGGGAGAAGAGCATGAACAAAAAGATTAATATATACAAAAAAGAAAACTTTTCTGGGCCCCCATTTATTAAAGGATTAATTAGTTTTCAAAACCCAAACTCAAGTTTTAAATTAATGATACATGAAGAAAAACTGGGGATCCCAGAAGATGACGAATTTACTTATAGTTATAATTCTGCAGGGCTGCGGTCAGACGAATTCACAAACAATCATTCTGGAACACATGTTCTTTTTGCTGGCTGCTCTGAAACAGAGGGTCTTGGGAATAAATTAGAAAATATTTGGGCAAATCAATTATATAAAAAAATTATAAATGAAGAGCCATGTTCTGGATTTTTTAACGTAGGAGTTCGGGCCGTTGGTATCTCTGCAATAAATAGGCAAATAATTAGCTACATGCAACAGTACGGGAAACCAAATAATTTATTCGTCAACTATCCAGACTTTTATAGACATTATAAATGGAACGATATAAAAAAATTTTGGGAACAAAAAATTGGCTTAGAAACAATGGCTTCATACAATCTTAAAGATAAATTCTTTTTAAAAGAATTTAAAGATGCAGCAATTAATGACTCTGATTCTTTTTTTATAGATGACAACTTGCCCGAAGAGGCAATGAGACAATCGGCAATAGCAAACGGGAAACTTATGATTCATGAATATATGAGTGATGAAAGAAAATCTGACTTTGTTATAAACTCAATTCATAATATAATGTTAATGGAACAGATTTGCAAAGTAATGGGAATAAATTTTTTGTGGGGAACTTGGGATCAATATGCTTCCGCAACTATCAGAGAAAGTGGTTTATTTAATAGCTATGTAGATATTGGTAATGTCAAAAATTTTTATAAATGGGCGGAAGAGTCTGGATACAATACAAAAGATCTGTCGGCCAGAGACCGTGGGCATTCTGGAATTCCATACCATACATATTGGGCAGAACAATTTTTTAATTCATATAAAGAAAATAAAAAATGAAATTTCATTGGATGCATAGGTTTAGTTTTGGCAACACAGAAGATAAATTAGTTGAAATGGCAAGGACTTTAGAAAAATCAAAAGCCTATTCTGTTCTTTTAACCTACTCGACAGGGTCACCAGACTATGTTCCATTTTTACCAATAATGATCAGGTTAACAAAAAATCTTAAATTTATGATGGCATTTAGGCCTTATACCTTAAGCCCAGAGTATGCAATTAGATTTTTTAATACAATGAAACAGGCTTATGGAGACAGATTAACATTTAATATGGTAGCTGGCAAAATGCTTGAAGATGAAGAACAAGCAGCAATTAAGATGTATAACCTTGAAGAATCATTAATAAATACCATTGAAAAAAGAATAGAGTTTACAGATAAATGGGCAGAAAAATTTTTTTCTTATATGAAACCAGAAAATCTAATTTCTTATACAATAGCAAATTCACCAATTACACTTGAACTTGGGAACAGGTGGACAGATTATATTATTTTTGATCATTGGAAGATAGAAGAAAATTATGCTAAAGCAAAAGATACCAAATTAGTTTTATGTATTGATCCCCTTATTAGGGAAACCAAAGAAGAACTGGACTCAGAAATAGAATATCATTATCAATCATGGGCAACAAATGAAGGACTAAAACCCTCTATTTGGGAAAAAAGAGAGCATTTGATCCGTGGCAATATGGAAGAAGTTAAGCAGCAGATTAGAGACATATCTAAAAAATATGGGATAGATGACTTTATGATAGTAACCAGCCAAAAAGACATATCCAGCCTTTTGAAGCTTATGCAAGAAATGTCTGATTAGTAGAATTTTTTAATAAATGATATAATAATATATAGGTCGCCGAATGGGGCCTAATTTAAATTATTCGCTTGAAAGGGGAATAAAATGGTAACAAAACTTGCTATGGATCTTTTCAATGATCCATTTTTTATTGGATGGGATACAAATTTTGCAAAAATGCAATCTTCAAACTCTAACTATCCAATTTACGATCTAGTCAAATTCGATAATGGTGCCTACGGCATTAGCTTGGCAATTGCTGGATTCCAACGTGAAGACATTAGTATTCACATTGAAAATAATAATTTAGTAATTAAAGGTGAATTACACGGAGAACACTGGGATGGAGAATATATCCACGAAGGAATTGCCAAAAGAAATTTTGAAAGGTCATTTTCATTAGGAGAATATATGGAAGTTGATCTTGCCGAAATGAAAGATGGCATGCT